ACCATACGGAACAAGGATTTCAACTGTTTCGCTCTTGTCATGTCTGCAACAGATTTGCCTTCAAGTGCATCATCTACTTCTTTCTTACTTGCCAAGTTGCCAACAGAGTCAATAATAATCATAACGTGATCGCCACGTTCCAAACTATTTAATTGAGACATTGAATCATGTTTCAATTGTTCTACATCCGTGATGGGTGTATGAACTACCCTACTACGGTCAATATCAAAAGTATCAAAGTATGCTTGAGGAGTGCCAAACTCTGAATCATAAAACAGAATAACCGCATCATCATACTTATCCAAATAGGCTTTTGCTAACAACAATGTAAATGCTGTTTTAAAATGCTTTGAAGGACCTGCAAATACAGTAAGACCAGGAGTCAATCCTCCATCTAATCGCCCACTCAATGCTACATTCAATGCGGGCACCGAGGTTTGAATCAAATCTTTAACACCAAAGAATTTGGACTCTGCTAAAATGGCAGTATCTTTAATGGTGCTATTTTTTTGTAATCTATCAATTAAACTCATGCTTTATTCTCCTAATTAAATTCATTGCTAATGCTTCATTCATAATATTGTATTCATTATAACACAGTGAAGACATATGTGTCAAGTCTTTGGGCAAACACTTTCCACCAAAACCAACAGTGCCGTCTGGTCCTGGAGATTCCCAATGTGAACCACCCACAGAAAAATCTGATTCTAATAATTGAGAAAGTGTTTCAAAATTTATATCAAGTCGTTCACATATTTCTCTAAAATCATTTGCCAATGCTACTCGCATGGCAAGTGCTGAATTACGAGCAAGTTTAAACATCATAGCCTCTTTTGCTCCGACTATATCAACAAACTTATCTATAAGATTATCTCTAAGTATACTTCCTAAAATAGTATCACTAACAATAATTGGGACTGAAAAATCTTTTACATCATCTTCCCAATGTTTCTCGCGTAAAAACTCTGGCATCATAATAGCATCAGGGAAGTCTTTAACTTGATCAGGACCTATTGTGCTACGAATTACTATATTGCCGTAATCTTTCCATTGATTATAAGCAACACTTAATGTACTAGTGTCTAATGTACCATCAATATTTTGATTTGTAGGTACGCAAAGAAAAATATAGTCATAATTTTTTACTTCAGCCAAGAGCTTTAATGCTGGGTCATACTTAGTAATATTAAAGAATGAAGTATCATATGTCAATAATAATTCAGTAGCTTTACCTACAAACCCATAACCAACAATTAAAACATTTTTCATATAAATAAATCCTCAAGTGTAGATTGCTTCTCAGTATGCCAACCAAGAGCTTTAATAATATTATCCATTGGTTCAAGAAATGCTTTTTCAAACATTAAATCATAATCAATGTATTTGTGTATGTTGAACTCTTCAGGCAATTTGCTTTTAAAGGCAATAGTATTTTCTCTTATAGTGTTAGGTTCTTTTAAATATATGAATTTGATTTTATCGCCTTCTTGTATTTTTTCGTACCTGTTGTGCAATTCCAACTTATCCAAGTAATAATTATATAGTAAAGATCCACGAACATGCATAGGACAACCTTTACCATATATTGAACTAATATTGCCATATGTTGCCATGTTATTACTACTACGAGGAAATGCTATTTCTTCAGGACTCAGTTTACTAAAGTTTTGTTTTGTTTCATTTATAAAATTATGCAGGTGTTTTTCGTCCTTAGTTAAACAAATACGAACGGCTTCACGAAGACTGTCCCTGACAGGTTTCGGTGTAGAAGACCTAACAATCTCAAGACCCAATACTTTCAAGTCAGGAGTTTTGTATCGTACACCCTCGTTGTCCCAAACATTCATGGCATATCGTTTTTTAGCAACCCACAAACACTTATCAGCAATCGCTTCACGTTTAAAAACTATTTTTTCTTCAAAGGCATTTGTGTATTCTGCCAATTCTTTCATAGCTTTAGCAATACAAGGTTCAATCTGATCGTTTCCTATCTTATCCAAGATATCAATCAATTCACTGTGAGATTTTTTAGCAAAAAATTTATCTACTAAATCTTTTAGAGTAATATAACAAGAGTCAGTGTCTGTATAAAAACTATACATTTTACCTTTAGTTTTTAATATATCATTCAAAAACTCATCTAAAGCGTGTGCTGTCTTCCGGATGATGAATTGACCAGTAAGCGTTATTCCCTCTGCTATACGATCATCATAATATCTGAAGTAATTGTTAGCTAAAGCACCGTAAAGAGAGTTTAGTTGAATCTTTCTTGCCATCTGAAAATTATTATACTTAGATATTAATTTTTTTGTATTAGGATCTTTGCTAATCTCATATTCTTGTTTAGCTTGTATCATTAGTTTTTTGTAACGCTGCCTATCATCAAAAAACTTTTGAACAAGATTAGGAAAGTGTCCTCGTTTAGTGCGAGTAAATGTTTGACCATTCGCAGCAACTGCATCATCAGTATCAAACTTGTATTTGCTTGCAAGTAAACCATCAACATCTACTTCATACATACTACCTGGCACTAATGTTTCTGGACTCATGTTATATTGCATAATGATAGAAGGATAGAGTGAAGTCGCATCAAACGATTCAACCCACTCATATGGACCAGGAACAGGTTCTTGTACATAAGCACCTGCAATAGTTCTTTCAGGTCTACCGTTACCCTGACCAATTATAATGTTCTGTTCTAAGAGAAAGTTATAAAACAAACAGTCCCAAGTCATTACAGGAGAGAATACATTTTCGAAATTCATTTTCGCATCATAAGACATTGTGAGACAGAGTTCGATAAGTTTCATCTTATCTTCTAACTGATCTACAAGTACAGTATCTATGATATTATATTCGACAAAAAGATTCCAATCCTTTTCGTAAAACTCCTTGAATGTGTCATGAGGATTCTCTAACTTTGAATGTCCGAGTTCAACTTCAGCAATATGATCTAGAGAATAACTTTCACGGGTAACATAGGTAAACTTTTTGTACATGTCCAAATAATCTAACTGAGCAACACCCTGTATATCATATGTCAGATGTGTTCTACCATTGTAAGATTTTTTAACGTCACGAACAATGCTAAAAGGACTCATTGATTTTTTAGCATGACTACCTACTTCTTCTCCTAGAATTCTTTCCATACGAGAAATAATATATGGAATATCAAATTCTTTTATATTCCAACCCGTAATAACATCAGGACAATTTACAATCCACCAATCTATAAAGCGAAGAAGAAGTTTCTTTTCTGAGTCACATTCTTTATAATCAATATCAAAGTTTTTGGTAGCTTCACCGGGAGTAAACGGACCACTACCAAATGTAGTAATCTTTTTAGTTACACTGTTCTGCAAAGTAATGAGAGTGATTCTTTCCATAGGATTGAATACGTCAGGAAAACCATTCTCAACTGTAGTTTCAATGTCTATTGAATACAATAGTATTTTTGAAATGTCCCAAATGATTTCTTTTTCAGGATACTTCTCAGATATAAATTGATAACCCCAATTAGTCTGCCCGTAAATTGGAAAATTGGATACGTTTTTATATTGTTCTACAAAATCAGATGCTTCTGAATTAGAATCAAACTTAATTGGAGAAACAACATCACCGAATATGCTTTTAAAATTAGATTCATTCTTTGAAGGAACATAAAGAGTAGGAGAAAAGGGTACCTTTTTAGATACCCTTTTTCCGTTTTCGATACCACGATATAGTATTTTATTACCGTAGTGTTTAGCAAAAGTATAAAAATTTGACATATCTTCCTCTCAGTGTGAATACATTATATAATAACGAGGAGTCTATGTCAAGCAATTAAACCTCTTTTTTTTGAAAATACTACACTCATGTTATTCCTGTAGTACTTGTCTAACTGAAGTAGGTACTAGTGAACCATATCTTTTTGTGTATTCATTTAAAAGAGTTTCTTCTGGTTCAAAGATAGAAACAATATGTGAATTCACTATGGTAAACTTGTACCCCTTTGCATATGGGCAATAGGGTGCTAAGCCCAAGCCAAATTCTTTAGGATTATGTTCTTTAGGTCTAAGAAGAATGATGCAGGGTTTTTCAACCATAACCATTTTTTCAGAACCAGGAACATCCATTACTTCAACTGAAGCTATAATATCTTCTCCAGTTGATAACTTAATAACTTGGACTTGAGCCATAGCTAATTCACCTTATTTCACAATAATTTGTTTGGGTTTTCTATCTTCAGGTATGATTCTTTTTAGAAAGATATTTAACATACCATCGGTAAATTCACAATCAGTTACTTTAACATCCCCTTCTAGTAAAAAAGAACGTGTAAAGTTTCTTGATCCAATTCCTTTATGAAAATAATCGCGTTTGTCTTCACGGCGATCCTGTACACCTTGTACAATCAGTTTATTATTATCGGGTAATAACTGAATTTCAAATTCATCTTTGCGGAATCCTGCACAAGCAATTTCAATGATGTAATTTTCATCATCACACTTTACAATATTGTAGGGTGGGTAATTGCTTGCTACACTGTCGTTTACATCGGCTAAACTTTCAAACATTCTAGTGAAGCCAACAGTAAACGGTCTTACATTATCTAAAATATCAGCCATATTGCCTATTGCATATTTTTGTACGCGAGTCATAAGTCTCTCCTTTTCAGCGAGGTTAAAATTACTATACCCTATCGGCGTATAGTGGTGCCAACCAGTTTGTATGTTTTAAACAATACTCCCTGGCGGCACTTTATTTATAAATTCTTTTTCATTTAAAAACGTTTTTTTCCAATTTTATATTTAGGAACAAGATTCCATTCATTTTTTTCTTTAAATGATATAATTTTAATTTTATTAAGAGGGCAAAATTCATCTTCTTTTAAAGTAGAAATGATTTTTAACAACCCCCAATCTTCTAATAATTTAGCAATAGTATTACGTCTTTCTAAATCATTTTCCATGAAGTCAGCTTCTTTACCATCCAAAGCAAACAGTTCTTTGAAATGCGTAATGTAATATCTTCCTTGCTTATGTAAGATATGGCAAGACTGAAATAACGTATTGTCTTTTTTAGACGCAACACCTATTCTACAAAGAGTTTCTTTTATTTTCAGAAAATTTTCAGGATCTTCTAGCAAGACTTCTAGCGGTTGATAACCAGGATAATCAATTGTAAAAAAATTATCTCGCTCACTCATTTCATACGTCCTTTCTAATTATAATTGTTCATGATAACAACTATATTTATAAACGGCCGCCTTTTGATTTTTTCATAAAGTCTTTGATCTTGCTAAGATCATCATCAGTTAATATTTTTAATGCTTCCTTTGCTTTATTAAAACTATAACCAAAGTACTCTTGTATCACCGTTAAATTTTCTTCTTCTGCTTTTATCCACTTATTATATCTCTTGCCTTTTCGTATGACTGCTCTCAAAAAATCATATTGAATTTTATTATCAAGGTGCGGTCTACTATTCATTTCATTGGCAGCAATGACTGTATCAGAACCAAAACCTAAACCACGGTTAATCATAAAGGCGTTGTACTGTGATTCATCTTTTTCGTCTTGCATAATATCAGTTTTATCATAACATATGCTGCTGATATAATCAAATGGGCTAAGTTTGTTGTTCTTAACAACAAAATCTTTTTCATTAACTACATCATCAGGCTTTCCAAGTTCTTTAAGATAACTCATGCAATATTCCTACTTTGTCGCATAAAATAGATATTTCTTTTTGAGGATCTTCAGCTACAATACATTGATCTAATATATCATATAATACATTATTACTTTTTAAAAATCTAGCAATATTATGTAACAAAGTAGGAAAAAATATCTTTTTGATATTGGGAAGAGTAGGATATGCTATCATATGAGGAACATCAATCTCACTAGGTGACCAAAAATGAATATGGGTTGTCATTGGTCTAAACATACCTTCTAAACTTCTCCAACCTGACGCTACAACTCTAGCCCTGAAACCGATAGTCCTTCTATCAAATATATCTTGAGTAATAATATCTGGATGAACACTCCATTGAGGGGAAAATGCTATCACTACATCAACATCTGTATGGTAGGCAAACTTAATAGCATTAGTCCCACCCATACAATTACCCAAAGCAATAACACGTTTACCATGTAAATAAGGACTGATTAAATTATGTACAAAATCCCAATCTATCAAGGATCCCCAACTTCTTAGTTTATCAATAACCCAGAAACGATCACCAACAAGTCCTTCTGTAATTTTTACAAAATCTGGTTTATCTACAGCAGTCGGATTATAATTATTAAATCCAAATGTATCAAGATCAATACCAGAAAAACAAACAAGAGTATTTTTACCTTCACCTGGGTTATAAAATACTCTTAATTTGTCATCGTCATGCAAGATTATCATTTGAATTTTACACTCGCCATAATTTCAGTTAAACATGCAGTAAGATTAATTTCTTGATCAGCCACGAATGCGGCTTTATATTGATAGTCAGCAATTAATAGTACTACTTGAGGAATAGTAGTGATTTCAGGAATCAAACTATCATATATGAATCTGAAAATACCTTGAGGATCTGACTCAACATTATTAGCGACCCATTGACGCATCTTTTTCCAATCTTTTTCCTTAAGAGAATCTATCAACTCCTTAGTATTTATCTCAGAAAAATTACTAAGAATGCCTTCATCAATAATACCAGAAGAACTATACCGTTGCAACTCATTAAGCACTCGCCTATAATCAGGATAGTACTTCATCAACAATTCAACCAACACTTTATCTTTGTATTCTACATTTTCTGCTTTAAGTATACCTTGCATCCGTTTCATAAAGGCAGAAGCAAGGGCTGCTTTATCTGCTTTATTAGATTTAAAATCAATAACGGTGGTTCTACTATGCAGAGGTGCAATTATCTTTTGCTTATAATTACAAGTAAAAATGAATCGACAATTATCAGAAAAGTTTTCTATAAAAGCCCGTAGTGCAGGTTGTACTGATTCTCGGTTTAGATAATCAGCCTCATCTATAATAACAACTTTAGTGCCTTGTCCAAAACTAACACCACTAGCAAACTGTTTAATCTTAGTTCTCAGGGTATCAATTTGACGACCTTCATCAGAGCCATTGATGATAATATAGTCAGCACCAAGTTCTTCACAGAGGGCACGTGCTACTGTAGTTTTACCTGTACCTGCTGTACCACACAATAACAAATGAGGAATTTCTCCTTTAGAGAGAAATTCCTTAAACATGTTTTTGATAGATTCTGGCAGAATACATTCATTAATGGTCTTCGGTCTATACTTTTCGACCCATAAAAAATGTTCCATTCACAACTCCATAATATAAAATAAGATCAGCCCAACTTTTCAAAAACAATAGTCGCATCATTAATAGATAATTCAATATGTTTACCTGTTTCTTTCTTCTCAAGAATAGTGTCCAGAGTCTTACTCATTTCAGCGACCTTATTACGAAATAGAGATAGATCGGTATCTTCTTCCATCATTTTTCTCCTTTGAATGGATTTTCTTGACCTGTCATAACCTTCTTAACCATACTAATTGCAGAACCTGCACGGGCAAATACAAACTCTACGGTATCATCCCACTTAGTAAATGAAACCAACCATCCGTTGCCAGTCTCGCGCACTTCTACAATAAGTTTAGATTCATCCATGATTAAAACTCCGAATCTTTATCAAGTGCCAACCAGTATCGTGAACTACCAGCGGTGCCTTCTAGATAGATGAATTTCTTTTCTGAAACTGTTACAGTATAAGTGTCATTCATAATTTTCAAACTATCAATTGGCAAATGTGCTTTGAATACTTTAGTCGAAGCTGCAATTGTTTTCTGATAATTATTACTTGATGGAGTTTTAGGATCACCAACAACAATACTAACGTTAGTTCCATTACCAATCACGCTAAACATAGTAGCTTGACTTACCGAAGCAGTGCTAAAAATAGTTTTAAGTGCCTCTTTCGTAAGAGTAAACTGAAAATAATTATCAACTTGAATTTCTTTATCAGGCGCGGCTTGAATAACTGACGGGTCTGAATAATAATACCTCATTGTACCTGAATCAATCTCAACTTGCAAAAATTCATTGTCAAATTGAATATCAGCATTATTTGCCAAGCTAAGAGTAGCTAAGAAACTATTCAAATCGTAAATTGCAAATTCACGATCAAAGGTTTCTTGAATTTTAGCTTTAGCAAAAATATTCTTACCTGCACTAATGGTAGATATAGAATCACCAGCGCGAATAAGAATGTTAGGATTAATAGATGCAAAGTTCTTAAAAACTTCTACAGTGTTTGTACTCAACTTCATAATATATCTCCATAAATAAAATAATATTCGTATACTATAACATACACAAACTAACTTGTCAATTGTTTTCTATAATCTCAATATCGTATGTAATACCTAAATCAGCCGCTTTACTTGTCAGCCCAGCTTTATTCCAGATTGGAACAGCTTCGTTGTAAAAAGATTGCCAAAGTTCTCGGGTTGGAAATCCGTAGACTATGCTCTTTACTGCTCCTTCTTTAAAGGATTCTTGAGTGCCGTTATATTTAGATATAAGATTTGTAATTGCTAAAGGGTCTTCTATCACCTTCATAGAAGACACATCAGTATTTTCAGAAGGTTTTGTCATTGTGAATCGTACTTTAAATCCCATTTCTATCTCCTAATAAAAGTAGAGTAATTACTCTTATTTATGTGTATTATAAATTCTATCATGCTCATTTAATGCTAAAAAAGCATAATGAATTACTTTCAACAAGTCTTTGCGATAGTCTTCGGGTCCACCTTTCTTACCATACCGAGCATTGTACTTATCAACATTGCCCAGAAAGAATCCGAGTCCATGTCCTCTGTCAACAATGACCTCAGCGGATTGTAGTCCGCCTTGGCCGTAGTGTCCTGCATAGGTAGAATCTATGTAATCCATAAATTCTTCTACCAAAATATCTTCATTAAATTTATAATTCATAATTAAAAACTAATCTCCTCACTGTACATATCAGTAGTAGATTCTTCTGATGTTTGAAGATTTGAAGGATCAACTTTGCTGTACAAATCAATAAACGCTTGCTTAGTATCAGGATCAAAACGATTAGTACACAAAGTGATAGCCTTCATCTTGTCCTTAAAGACTGCAAAGGCATTAACAATGTGTTCCAAGCGCCGGGTGCTGACCAGCTCATCTATACCACCTTCAAAATAGGTTTTACGGATGACATCTGACCAAGTAACAAGATGGCTGGCAAAGTCATCATCAACGCACCCGGCGCGTTCCATCTTGTTGAGAACAATACGTTTCTCAACTGCCATTGTAGGATACTCCTGCTCCACGGTAATTGCAAAACGCTCCAGGAACGCTTCGTCCAACAACTGTGCGCTGATGAATTTACCATCGTCTGATCCACGGCCCTTTGTATTAGCAGTGGCTATGATAGTAAACCCGCGGGCAGGAGTAGTGGTTTCGCCAGTCTTCTTATTGAAGTAGGGTTTGCCCTCAAGTATGGCCTGGAGACACATCAACTTGTTAGAGCCACGATCTACTTCATCAAGGATTAGGACCGCGCCACGTTTCATGGCGGTGAGGACCGGTCCTTCACGATAGACTACGTTACCATCAACTAGTGTATTGCCACCGATCAAATCATCCTCATCGGTTTCAATACTAATATTAACACGGATAGCCTCACGCTTGAGCTGGGCACAAACTTGCTCAATCATTGTGGTTTTACCGTTACCAGAAAGTCCTGAGATAAACGCAGGATAAAAAATACCTGTATTCAAAATGGTTTTAAGATCCTTATGAAAACCGAAAGGCACATAAGTATCATCCTTCGAAGGAACCAAATTCTGAATATCCATAATCAGTTTAGCCATTGTTACAACTTTAGCAGATGGAACTGAAACTGGAGCTTGTGTTGTATTAACAACCTCAAGTTTAGTGGGTCGAACTGAAGGCAAAGTACCTCGCACCGGGCGAGCAAAACTTTTAGCGGTACCTGCAAACATTTCGGTCAAATCATAAAGTCCTCTATCAACTTTATACATATCCAGTTTCCACTGTTGGATGACCAGTCCAGCAGCAGATGCCACATCAACAATGTCCTTACGGCGAACACAGTTATTACCGTCAACTAATTGACGAAGGTTTTCTACAAAAGTCGGATTGTTCATAATATAGTCTCCTCACAAGACATTAGTTAATTTTTCATTCTATACGTATATGGTAACACAACAAATACGGAAAGTCAAGCATTATTTTAAATTTCTTTTACTATATAAATCAATAAGTTACAAGTGAAATAAGTGCTTGATTCATATACAATTTTTTAACGAAGAATCAAGCACTTACATCTCCTACTCAATATCTGAGATTTTTTGTGTGTCATACTACAGTTAAGCAACTTGTGGTATGAATTTCTGTATAAGTATGCGTTGCTG